AGGATTACAATTACATTTCTCACACGGACAAACGCCAGTATTGTCTGAATGTCCGTTAACATTACAGTGACAATTACAAAAACAATCTTTACATTTAGCCATTTTTACTCGGTAATCCTTTTGCTAACCAGTTAACAAATTTAATCCATGGCCAACAAATTATTTTCCATAGTTTTTTAATCATTTTTTTTCTCCTCAATTTCGTAGAAGAATTTATCGGTGTCTTCGGTTTTCCACTTACCAGAGTCTTCTACATTCCATTCACTGGTTTGGACTTTCCAATCAGGAACCTCATCTTTAACTGTAAAAGAGGGTATATCCCATATTATTCTATTGTTTGGCTGTGCCGCATAGTTACCATCATCCAAGGCAAGTATGTGTGCGCACTTATGTTCGTGCGGTATTTCAGAATGATCTGTATCTACTATATTACTCTCTGGGTGAGCCCAGTCAACTGTAAAGAGATAAGATCCTGGATGCCATTTCTTGTCTTTTCCTATAAATTTGCCGTGTTGGCCGTCTAAGAGATCGAAATTAGTAATAGCAGGATAGTAACTAAAACAATTCCAAAGCTCCAACTCGTCAAGTCTAGGCCGAGGAACTTCTTTGACATCAAATCCTCGCTGGATAAAGGCAGAAATCGGAAGACGATAGAAGACAGCACCATTTTCCATAATTGCATGAAACAATATTGGACGCCCTGTAATCGATGCCACAGCAAATACAACACAGTCTTCCACTTCTCCATGATGTTTTTTAAGGTCATAAAGGTATTCCCTCCTGATCTGAGCGTACGTCACAGGTATGTTTGCGTTTAAATATGCCATTTAACATATAACCCTATTATATTATTATTAATATACTTATTACAACTACAACAGCTATCACTAATTTTTTATGATCTGTCCATAGGTGTTTTACTTGATCTATTATGTTCATGTTTCCTCCTATTTTATGTTTCCCCAGTTTGTACCGGACTCATAGTCTACCTTATTAGGCACCTCTAGTCCAACTGAGGATTCCATAATCTCTATTATTTGTCGTGCTTGTTTATCAGATTCTACAGAAATATCCAGTTCATCATGCACTTGAATATGAGGAGTAATTCCCTCTTTGTGAAGTTCTAACATGGCTTTTTTAGTCATGTCAGCTGCTGATCCTTGTATTAATTTGTTTAATGCTTTGTAAGTAAAAGCTCTTTTGATCCCTGGTCCATGTTCCAAGATCGCTTGTTCATGAGGTAATGCTTTATGAATACCAAATTGATTGGGCTCCCATAAATGAAACCTACATAAACGTCCTAGTAACGTTCTAATTTTACCACTATCTTGTGCACGTTTCATGACCGCATGCATAAGTTGCTTTACGAATGGAACTTGTGTATGATACTGGGTAAAAATTTCTTCAGCTTTTTCTTTATTCACTCCTAGTTCAGCTTGTAACTTATTTTTTCCCATTCCATAAAATAATCCTAAATTAATAGTCTTGGCTTGGACTCTAGGAATATCTGCCATATCTGCAACGATAGTATGAAAATCTGCATCTCCTGCTTTATAAGCATCTAAGACATCATTAACACCATGCAAATTTTGAAGTGCTGCGTAATGCACAACCAATCTAGGCTCTTGTTGAGAATAGTCAAAACAACCCCATGTATGGCCTTCCTCAGGTATGAATAAAGATCTTATTCGTGGTCCAAGATTTTTGTTTCTTGCTGGAATTTGTTGAAGATTAGGGTTACGATAACTAAATCGTCCGGTAACTGTTCCACCACTATCTCCACGAAGTTGATTAATTTCGGCATGAATTCTACCCTTATGAGTATATTTTAAAATGGTATCGATGAAAGTAGTATGAGCTTTATTAATTTCTCTTGCTTGAGCTATAAGCTTTACCACTGGATGAGGATGATGCATTAAAAAGTTTTTAGTAAAACTAGGTGCCTGCGTCTTTTCTGTACGATCATAGGGAAGTTTTAATTTATCAAAGACTTGTGATATACTTCTTGCCGCCCAAATTTGTACTTCAACGTTCGTCTTTTGTTTCACCTCATGAAGTAATTTTTTCTCTTGTTCTACTAATGTTTCCTTTTCGATCGCTGCTTGTTCTTGATTTACACGCACCCCGAGAAAGCGCATATCTACTAAACAAGGAAATAAATCAGTCTCTAATTTCCAAACATCATTAATATCTTGATGCTCAATTTCTTTTTTTAATTCTTGCCATAGCTTATAAGTTAGTTCAGCATCTTTTTCTGCGTAAGAACCTACGTACATAGCGGGAAGTTTATACATCTCGGCCTTTGCATCAACACCCCATGATTTAGCTGCGTCGTATAAAGCTGCTTCATCTTTACTTTTTCCTAAATAACGTCTTGAACAACTATTTAAATCATAACGTAGTTGGTTTTCATCTACGATAGCTGCTCCAATCATAGTATCAATAATTCTACCCTTAATAGTATAACCTTCTGAACGTAGCCAGCAAACATCATACATTGAATTGTGAAAAATTTTATCAGCGCTATTGTTTAAAACTTCCTGCAACCATTTTCTCACTAAGGTTTTATCCATATTACCACCACCTTCATGAGCGATAGGGAAATAACCCGACCAGGTTTGAGTAGCAACAGAAATACCAACGATGTTTCCATTTTTAACAATGGATCCGGATCCCATTGCATGATTTAAATTAGGATCTTTAGTTTCTAAATCGATTGCTATTTCACATTCTTGACTTAAGTCTGGAAAAGATTCAGGTGGAACCCATTCAGTTTGTGGCTTAAAAAGTGGTATTTGCATTATTTAACTCCTTTTAGTTGGTTTAATCATTCCCCAAGAATTTTTTGGGGGGTAAGTTTTTTTGACGTGCTTTTGTATTTTTTCTACATCTTCTGTAGCATCATAAGGCTTGACGGTGTCTCTTTCTGCTTCTTCTTTAGTAATACCAGCGTTGCGGTATTCCTCTTCTTCGGTCATGGGAGTCATGTCCGGATCTTTGGGTTTGGTTAAAGTAAAGCCATATGGTAAAGGTTTAAGGGCTTCCTCTTCTTCGTAATCTCTTTCAATAGCCATATCAATGTAGTGTTTAGCTTTTAATAAATCTTGTTTCTGTCCTTTCTGTTTGTGTCTGCATAAATATTTTATAGCATTTCCCTCTGCAAAAGGTAGATTATTTTTATTAATAAATTCAGAGGGCTGAATTTTCATGGAGGCATAATGATTACCACCTATTTGTTTTTTGTATGTATCACTCATAATAAATAACTTTTATAAATATCCTTTGGTTCTACAATATGTAAATGATCCTTGGTTCGTGTTGCACCTACATAAAATAATCGATTAACGTCATCAGGTCTTTGTTCATATTCCCCATACGTTCGTCGTGTTAAATCGGTAAGGAGAACGACATTTTGACATTCTCCCCCTTTGGCTCCATGGATGGTAGAGAGAGTAATCCGTGGAGCTTTATTCAGCTGCTCTCCATTCTGTCTCATTTTTCTAATATATGAGACACGTCGTGTAGGAGCTTCATCTAAAGCATCATACCATACGCTATTAGTCATAAGCCCATATTTGTCTTGACATTCTTTCAAAGAATAAAAATTATTTTTATCCATCAAAGCTAATTTTTCTTTTTCTAATTGACGAGGACTCATATAGTTAAACATTTGAGATACTGTAGAATAATCTAAAACTCCTCCTTTACGCCATTTTTCCCAGTTGGTAATAGATTCATATAACTCGGATTCATATCCTTTTTTAAATTTATTTTTGTAGTAGTATCCTTTTTGATAAAGTACTTCTTCGAGTTCATCTAACAACGATCGAGTTCTTCCTAAAATTAGCCATTCNCCTTGAGACATATCAATATCTCTAAAGTCAGCATGAATAGAAACTTTNCCTTGTTTCATTTTAGGTTTCCAAAGTTTNGGAATTCGATTATTTATTTTACCTATGATNTTCATAGCNACATTATGAATTTTTGCGGGAATTCGATAAGATTGAGTAAGATTAATAAACTTTCCATCAAGAGCAATAAAACTATCTACATCTGCACCAGCCCATTTGAAGATAGCCTGGTCGTCGTCTCCTGCAATATAATTATCTGTAGTTCGATTCCATATTGTTTTTACCATATCCCATTGCATAAGAGATAAGTCTTGAGCTTCATCTACAAAAACTACATCAAAGTTAGGAGAAGCATTGGCTTTAATAAAATTTAAAATCATATCGTTAAAATCTACTAAGCCATATTCTTTTTTATATCTTTCTAATTCATGTGCTATAATTTTAAGTTTATCAAACTCAACATCTTGAGTATGTTCTTTTAAATCATATTGTTTTTCAAAAGAAATATTTCTTAGTTTTGCCAGTTGTAAAATTCTTAAGTAATCACTTTTAGCGGAAAAGATTCCATTCATTTCTTGATCATTTTCTTCATAATCTACTGGAAAACCAAGTTTATTTCCTAAATCTGCATAATGTCTTTTTTGCATAACATTTTGTTTTTGAATACCGAGTCTTCTAAAAGCTAGAGAATGGAGTGTTCTAAAATAAGGAAGATCATCTTCACTTAAATTAAATTTAGCTATTGCACGGTCCCGTGCTTCGTAGGCAGCTTTTTGAGTAAAAGCAAAATAACCTATTTTGTTAGGATCTGTTTGTTTTAAATATTTATCAACCAAGTTTAAAAGCGTTGTTGTTTTTCCTGTTCCTGGTGGTCCTAGTACAATTGTTTTCATTTTATTTTCCTAAAAAAATTTCTCCAAATAGCTGATCTTATAATAGAAACAACAGTAAAAATTAAAGCAATCCCTATACTATCCCATATGGTTGGATAGAGACCAAAAAAAGGAAAGATATAAAGCTGTATTAAAATAGCTAAAATAAGTCCACTTCCTACATCTATAAAACTTTCTATAAAACATCTTTTAAACATTAAAAAGCATCCTTTGGTTTAAGTTCTTTTTGTTTGTAATCTTCTTGAGGTTTTTCAAAAGATTTTACAATAGTTACAGTAGGTCTATGTTTACCAATGGTAATTCGATCCGTGGTACACTCACATTCTTCTTTAAGCATTTGACTTGTTTCTTGAAATTTAACATCCCATCTACGTCTTTGTAAAAAACCATAATAAAAAGAATCAAATAAGAAATAGTGTTTGCCTTCGTGCGTATATACTCCTCCTTTTTTGATATCATCTTTCTCTACACTTGAAGAAGCACGATTTGTACAAAATTCTTCTAAGTGATTTGTAAGCTGATCTTTTTTAGTTGTTCCTGTCGGTGGAGTAATTACTTCACGCATACTAAGTAATTGATTTACAAGGATTTTCCAGTCTTTTAGTTTCATACTAGGTGGGTAAATTCCTATGCCTCCAATACAAGCCTCTTCAAATAAAGATTGTTGTTTTAAATATTTAGCACTTGGAAGTTTAAGTCTTTTACCATCTACATTTAAATAATAATAAGGTTCCTCTAATTGAATTTCTTGAAGGTCGCTTAGACCCGGAAAAGTTGGAGTGTCCCCTATACCATATTTTCTTTTTCTACATAAATCTTTATCACAATAACTACACATGGGTTCTTCTTTACATAGAAAACCCCACTCTTTTTTCTCATGTTGATTTTTAATAGTATCAATTTCATTCTGATCTAATTCTCCTACCATGTAATCTTGATGAAACCATGATATTTTTTCTTTCCAATTTTTCCATTTCTTTTTAGCAAAGACAGCAAAATGAAATAAAGCTATATTTCTATTAGCTGCAATTTTGCTAGAAGCCAACATTTCAATACACGGTGGACCATCAGAAAATTCTGACTCAGATCTNTTTACTTTAATGTCACTAACTTTGCATTTTTTAANATTTACTATGTTGTAGAANTGNTCTAAAGTAGCTGCATTTCCCTCTTCAGTAAAAGCATAACGTGTTGTTTTATCTCCTTGAAAATAAGGAAGATTTAAAAAATTTCCGGTATCTTCCTCTGATTTTAATTCTATTTGTTTTGGAAATATTTCTGCATTACCAAAACCTAAGATAGCTCTAATCTCTAAGAGTTTATCTCTCATGATTTTAGCTTCCGTAAGTTCTTTTGAAAATAAAAAGATATGGGCTCCACCGCTTTTAGATCTACAGACTACAAGTGGAAGTTTTAAAGTTTGAATTTTTTTTAATAATTTTTGATGATCAAAACCTGCGTAAGAATCAACATCAATACATCCCCATTTACACAAGTCCTCTTCATTAATAGGAATAATTCCAAGAGTAGGTTCTATTCCATTTAAGTGATTTTTAAAATGTTCGTTAGTTACTATTTCTCTTTTTACAAAAGATTTTGTTTTTAATTTAGTACCATCTTTAGGAACTGAATTAATGTAGGTACATCCATGGGCTCTCTTTAAGCCTTCAAATATATTTATAAATTTCTCTACCATATTATTATCTTTTTAAGAAAGGCGACCCCCTCTCGGTTGTCGCCTTCTCCTTGCAAGATATTCACCTAGGGCGAATTCTAGTATGGAACGTCCGTGTTAGTTTCAGAAGGCGCTGCTTTCACTTGCACATCCCCTTTGCTTAATCTTTCAGCAAAAGTTCTTGCAATTTCATAAGCACCCTTATCTTTGATGGAGTCTTTTTTAGATACATCCCAACC